ACCCATCAATAACATACGAAACACAAACAGCATTTACAGGCCCCACCGGGACAAAAGGTGGCGCAGTGTACGGATGTGCACTGTTTTCGGCAATTGCCGCTATAGAGGTAGGAAATAGCCGATGTTTGAGCGCATGTTTCCGACTTATGGGTCAGACGCGGTCTAGAGCGGTTGTAGGCTTTTAAACAATACGCGTATGAAAAAGCCCGACACGACGGTCGGGCTTTTCGGTGCAGCGCGTGTGGTCTTAAACCAAATGCTCCTGATCCTGGATGATCGCGTTGTCCAGGGTCTCCAGCAGCGCCTTACGCACTTTGAGCTTGGTGTTTTTGTGCGCGGTCATGTTGATCTTCTTCAACTGGCGAGCCGCCGCCAACGCCGTGCCTTGCAGTTCCTCGGGCGACACCACGACGTCGAGGAAGCCTGCGTCCACTGCGCTCTGCGGATTGAACATCTCACCGTTAATCACCGAACGGTGGAACGCCGACTTGCGCAGACGATCACGAGCCAACTCGATACCGGCGTGGTGCATGGTCATGCCGATCTGCACTTCGTTCAGGCCAATACTGAACGGGCCGTCGACACCAATGCGGTAATCCACCGACAACAGCAGGAACGCACCCTTGGCCACCGCATGCCCAGGGCACGCGACGATCACCGGGAACGGGTGCGACAACAGGCGGCGCGCCAGGGTCGAGCCGGCAGTGACCAGCGCCACGGCTTCTTTAGGGCCGGCCGTCATCACCTTCAAATCATAACCGCCCGACAGAATCCCCGGCGTACCGGTAATGATCACCACCGCACGATCGGTGACCGCCTGATCCAGTGCAGCATTAAACGCAGCAATCACATCCGGCGAGATGGCATTGACCTTGCCATTGCTCAAGGTCAGGGTCGCGATACCGTCTTCGAGGTGGTAGGAAATCAACTCACTCATGACGCTATTCCTTGTATGAAAGATGAGGCAGACGTTACCCACCACCACCGGCCAGGTAAAGCGCCGTGACTGACCCGTCAGTCACCCTTTGCTCGCCCGGCAAGCCTGGCCCGCCACACCCGCCGCGCATTCCCTTCTATATAGAAGAGGGCGCGAAGCCGGAGATTGGCAGGTTTGCCATGGCCTCAAACGCGCTGGAGCGACTAAATCGCTAACCGCATGAAAATTCTGAAAAAAATATTTGCCATCGGAAAAGCTTTCGACTACATTAGCGCGCCTCGACAGACAGAACTTGTTTGACGAGATACGGTGAAGTGTCCGAGTGGCTTAAGGAGCACGCCTGGAAAGTGTGTATACAAGAAATTGTATCGAGAGTTCGAATCTCTCCTTCACCGCCAAATTCTGAAGCCCTTGATTTCATTAGAGATCAGGGGCTTTTTGGTATCTGGACCCCTATAAAGCCCGCTCTATGAGTACACCGAGTGGGTACACCTATGGCACATATGGCTACACCCTGGAAAGACCCAAGGACTGGCGTTTACTACCTCCGTAGGAAGGTTCCGAAGGACCTTCAAGGGATCCTCGGGGGAATGTTCAAACGTACCCTGGGAACGAAGGATCTTCTAACTGCCAAGCCCCTCTTTGCCGCCGCCTGGGTGGAATCAGAAGAGCGGTTCGCACTGGCACGATCTCAGCGGGACACTGGGTCAATCCTGACCTCCAGAGATGTCCAGCAGCTTGCCAGCCGGTGGTTCACTAAAGAGCTCTCCCGAATGGAGTCCAGCGGAGACTTCACGGCCTTTCTTTACCCAATAGCCGGTGAAGGATTGGTTAGTCTGCGCCACTACTTCGATGACATCGAGAAGGTCTCTGGCCTAGTCAGGCCCTACATCAGCGAAGCTCTGAATGCTCACAAGCTGCCTCCAGTCCCCCAGTCGGCACCTCTTTATGAAGAGCTGGTGGGAGCCTTCTCGGCGCACCTGCTGAAGCTGTCAGATACCGCACTCTCCCGTAACAGTGGGGATTGGACCCTCAAGCCTGACGTGCTTCCACAGGAGCCCCTAAAGGTCGAAGGGAAGCCGAAGCGGCATCTATTGTCTGAGGTCTTTGCGCAGTTCAAGGAAGACAAGCTGGCTACTGAAGGGAAGACCCGGACAGCTTTGAAGACCTGCGATGAATATCAGGCAGTGGTCCTCAAGTTCATTGAGCTCTTCGGGGACCTCCCCGTGGGTCAGATCGACCGGCAGACGATCCAGGACTATCGCATGGCACTCCAGCAGATGCCCTCTAAAGGGGATGGTATCCGTGGATTGAATGCCAGACAGCAGATCCAGAGGGCTCAGGAGGAAGGGCTACCCACGCTCCAGGCTGCGACCATCAAGACTCGGTTGAGAACCCTTTCGGCGGTCCTCGGGTTTGGCATCCGGTTGGGGTTCATTACAGAGAACCCAGTGACGGCCTCTGGGATTGCCACAAGACTCGCCAAGAGCATCGCCAAGGCTGGTGGTTCTAGACGCCGGAAGGACTACACACGAGAGGAGCTGAAGGTGATCTTCAGCAGCCAACTCTACACTAGTGAAGGTTGGTCACCGCCCAAAAAGGATCTCGGAAGGTCCCTCTACTGGGTTCCATTACTGGCTCTCTACACTGGAGCTCGTCGTGAGGAGCTGACTCAGTTGTTTGCGCGGGATGTGAAGAAGAGCCCTGAAGGAGTCTCTTACCTAAGCATCCTTGAGGCTGATGACGATGATGATCGCACTGTGAAGACTGTGGGATCGCGGAGAGCTGTGCCCTTGCATCCAGACCTCATCACCTTAGGATTCCTGGATTACGTCAAAGGGGTCCCGAAGGGTGGTCAGCTATTCCCTCAACTCACTCCCAATGCTGAGGGATGGTACGGGAAGGGCTTCGGGAAGCATTGGACCAAGTATCTACGCGGAGTGGTAAAGCTTGAGACCACTGCCTCTCCTAGCCACGGCTTCCGGCACACGTTCAAGACTTTATGTCGAGGTGCAGGGATCCCCGAAGAGGTCCATGACGCACTGACCGGGCACTCTGACGGTTCGGTAAGCCGGGACTATGGGAGTATGCCCATGGAGCGGTTGGTCGCAGAGATCAGCAAGATCCCGAGTATTGCGAGGGAAGCTGGCTTGATTTGACGAGGGTCCAGGCGAAGGTAGGCTTTAGCTTGCCGGAGTCTGGAGGACCTCTAAGAGGACACTAAGCGCCGAAGCGACATCAGGAGAAAGGCTGTAGCCACCAGCAGCCGCAGCAGCGACCAGAAAAGCCCATGTGCGTTTATCCCGGACAAGAACGCCCAGACCCTTGAGAACCTTTTGAGCCTTGCCCTCACTTACATTCACTTCAGTCATGGTTGACTCCTTGTGAAGGGTTACTGTGGATGGTTAATCATTGATTGATCACATCCCAGGGAAGGACTCATCAGGCGCAGCTCAGGACCTCCCGAGGCATACACCTTGGGTACTCCTGAGTACATTCCTACTGTCTATACCTAAGCATGCCTCCGTGAGCGAGAGGGTCTCCTCTCTATATGTGCTCTCGGGGGGGATCTAAGGTGGGGAGAAACGACCACTCTTATAGGTGGGGAGAAACTAAAAGCTACCTCTGGAAGAGCTTCCAAAGGAGGTACGCCGGAATAGGCCACAGAGCAATCAAGAGGTCGATGGTCACTACTTGCCTCGAATAATCACGATCCCTTGAGTCTTGACGTTCTGCTGGGTGGAACCGTACATAGTCATAGTGCTTTGGTCGTTCGTTCCCCCAAGGAGCACGGCATCGCCACCAGCCTCACAGGCGCACTTCTGGAGCTCTTCAATAGCTTCTGGAGTATTGTCCGAGATCATCCCTCCACCAGGCACCTGGGCGTAGCAGATTCCAAGCTCCTGATAAGGAGTGCTCGGAACGCTAATGAGGACTGTAGCCCCGCAATTAGCCCCTTTGGAGTCCACCTTGGGGGCATCGCCCGTGGCTACGAAACGATGGCTGGAACAGCCTTGTAGAGCTACCAAGACGAGGGTAGCGATGGCGGATGCCTTGAGGACTTTCATAGGGACTTCCTGTCAGTAGGCGCCTATGGTAGCTCAGAAAAAATAGCCCCTCAATGAATCCACTTAAGGACTCACCAAGGGGCATCTTCAAGGTTTGGCGGAAAAACAAAAAAGAGAACATTGATCCAAGGCAGCATTGTTATACAGTTCGATCTGCTCCGGTGTTGCCTCGACCGGTCTTTTGCTAGCCTTGTGTTTTCCAAGCAAGAGAACCGAGGGCGAGATTGGAAATATTAAGCTTCTGTCATAGCAGTCAGCAGAAATAAAACCGCCAGTAGATGATTTTAATATTTCCCATTTTATGCCGCGATACTGGCGGATGTAGTTTTCGAAGCCGATTTTTATTTTTTGAGTGACAGAAAACATAGCGTCGATTGATCCATCAGGATTGATGGGGAGCTTTTCGAGGTAATTAGCCATCTGCTTTAAGGCAGGGTCCATTTCGCCCGCACCGTACCCTTCATAGTATTGCTCTTTTTCTCCAGGGCTCAGCGCGTAATGATGGCGCAGCTTCCATAGCAGATGGTAGTTTGATATGGCTGGGTGATCACATACGGTTTCTTCTTTTAATATATGACTTATTTGCCCAACTATTCTGCGTTCTATCTTTCTACTATAAGAGCCTTCGAGCTCCTGCGACCATGCGCTATCAGCTAGAAATATGCTGTCAGTTGTTTTTGCCGGCTTCAGTTCTGTTGAGTTTTTTTCAAGGATAACGAGGTCGCCCTTGTCCGAAAACTTATCCAAGATATGGCGCATGTGAAAATGCTGTTTTTTTGTCACTTCATAAGTTTTTCCCACATGCACCTCCAAATAGTCGCTAAGGATTATCTGTTATCCATCCAATTAAGACTATCCCAGGTTCCCCCAGAGCCTTCCTCGACGGAGGATTGAATGGAGATCCCACAGACACTCAGAGTCTTCGTGACTACGTTCATGAGACCCTCCATAGCGTTCTCAATGAAGTCCTCAGCGGCAACCTTCACGCCTTCATCAGGATCTACACCCATGGCCTCGATCAGACGGGCCACACCGATAGCCACCGAGTCCAGCCGGTCATCAGCCTTCAGGGAGCCCCTGTCAGCGGTCAAGCGGGTGAACTGGTAGAAGAACGAGTGGTAGGGCTGGCAGTGCTCGGAGTTGGCTACGGCCTCAGCATCACGATCCACGGCTCTCATGTTGACCACCAAGCGGTGATTCGTAACGAGAGGCTCTAGGGTGTCGATGATGCGGACTTCCTTCTGACCCTTACTCTTGATCTCCTCGATGTGGCACCGATGAACAGCGGACATCACAGGGGTTAGGAGTTTGGTGTACATGCCGTCACCGAAGTTGGCCTCTACCACTACCTCATTCACATCCCACTTCTTGGCGATCTGCGCGAGACTAGCCAGGGTTGCATCTGAGTAGCCATCGTGGAGACCCCCAACTTCCATCAGGTAGATGTATCCGTTGAGGTAGTAGAGGACGGCGTAGCCAGTCTCATCTTTACCACGGCCTGAAGGGTCCACTGCGAGGATCTTGTAGGTGTACTTGCCCGTCTCCTGAGAGACGCTGTGAGGTCCGTAGTACCGATCCCCCTTGAGGCCCACCAAAGCTAGCGCCTGGAGGAGAAGATTCGGTGCAGGCATCCAGGTCAGCTTAAGCGGCCCTTCCTCCTTGTTCACGTCCATGACGATCAAGTCGCGGAGTTTCAGGGGATACCTGTCACCGTCAGAGAGGCTCGTATCCAGCATGAACTGGAGCATGAACCCTGCTTTCCGGTAGGAGAGCTCCCGCTCCCTTAGGTCCTCATCATCAAACCGCTTAGGGTCCGTTGGAGTACCAGCAGTGCCCACAGGGTCAGCATCGAAGATCCGCGCAATGTATGGCGCCAGACGTACTCCGTAAGAGTCCCTGTGCTTCTGATCGTAGGGGAATCGGGCAGGCCAAATGTAGGTGGTGTAGCCACGTTCCTGGAGCTCGTTGTAGAGGCTCATCTCATTCTGGGGAGTGCCAAGGTAGATGACCGAACCTTGTGGCTTCAGGATGGCGTCAAACTCTTTCACGAGCTCAAACAGCTTGTCCCGCATGGCTTGAGTAAAGGAGTTGCCGGGGACCTCCACGTCATCCGCAATGATGATGTCTGCGCGAGAACCCGTGAGCTGGCCCGTGATACCCACCGACTTCACAGAAGGGGAGTGGTCAGGCGCAGCAGGGCCTACGTCGAAGATGTTCTGGGTATCCCTCTGGTCCTTCCCGGCTCTTAGGTGGCTCAGGAAGTCCAGCTCGGCGATGATCTTCTTGATGAACTGGGCGTTCGCATCAGCTCGCTCCTTCGAGGCTGAGACGATCATGATTTTGAGATTCGGGTTCCTCCACAGCATCCACACCACGTAAGCACAGGTGATGAATGACTTAGCCACTCCTCGGAACCCCTGGATGATAAATCGCCGGGAAGGAGGGGCCTGGAGGGTATTCGACATATCTGTCTGAATGGGGGTCGGAGGGGGAAGCCCAATGGACTTCCAGACCACCCACACGAATAGGGCGAAGTTCGTTAAGAGCTTCTTTTGTTCCGCTTGGGTCATTGCGACTCCAATAGCAAAAGAGGCCCCATTGCGGGGCCCCCTAGGGTTCCTTGATGAGGCTCTTAGTGGCGTGGAAGGCCAGCCGCCTCATTTACCTCATTCTCGTACTCAGACAGTCCGTCCAAAAGAGACGACACTGGATTGCCACCTTTCGGAAGTGCATCAATGCCGTTGTCTTTGAGAAACTTGATGATCTGGGAGTAGAGCTGAGGAGTCCGTTTCTCAGAGTTCTGAAGATCCGCCAATAGTTGCTCTGCAAGAGCGCTATGGATTTCTTTCAGGAGTTCTACAAGGTCACTCATTCTTTGTCCTTAGGAGTTCCCTTACGGGTTTTGTAGATGACTGCCCACATTTGCACGAAGGTAGCCAGGATGACCGTGACGTAAAACCATTCGTTGAGAGTGAGCCCGTAGAAAAGTCTTACCGAAATATCAACGCCGGCAACGGCTTGAGGGGTCCACTGGAGAGTCCCGTTGGTAAAATCAAGTTTGAACATTACTAACCGCCGTTTCTTTTGGTTACTAGTACGCGGACAGTCCCTGACTCAATGTCAATGGGGGAGCCGGTAAAGTTGTTGATGAAGACCGTGACGTTGTTGAGAGTAAAAACCTTGCCGCTTATAACCGCATAGCCGGTATCGGCGGCGAAAGATACTTCAACAAAATCCCCTACGTCAGCGCCTATCACCTCAATTGTCACTGCTACTCGGGATCCAGGTGAAATAACCGGAGGGTTATAAGTGGTACTTCCGGCAAACTGCCCGCGCACTGCCTGCTGTTTGGTAGAAGAGTTGTTAGCAACTACCCCCACTGTGCCAGTGCCTGTATTGGCTATGTCGTAACCGTTGATCACCGAGCTTTCAAAGGAGAAGGCAAATGTCTGGTTTCCGGTATCAGAGGGGAACGCATTCAGTCCAAGTTTGGCGTCGGTAGCATTACTAATTCGAATGCCCCGCCCCGTATCGCACTGGCAGTTGTTTTCCCCGGTGGTTGCGAATACTTCTACGGTTTTCACGTAGTTGATATCCATTCCATTCAGGCCGTTGTCGCTGCAAATTACCCCAATTGCCTTCAGCAGGCCTTGACCTTGGAGGTAAAAGATACCGCCATTATTGAATGCTCTTAGTCCAGGGCTAAACTGCCCGTTCACTAAAACCTTACCGTTCCTATTTATCTCCGTCCCTGGCTTAAGGATGAGCTGCCCAACGCCTCGCGCCCAAATGCCAGATGAGTCGTTATCGTTGAACTGACCATCGACCGTGATGTCCATAAAGAGGCCGGAACCGTTGAATATTGCTAAGCCACACCGCCCGTTACCTCGATGGTCCCCGCCAATAAATACACGCCGATTACTAGCTACAACTACACCGTTTTCGTAAATATTATTACTGTTGTCGCCAGGGTAGCCCCGGATGTTTCGCGAGCGGCACCATATGTCCGTTCCGACACCATCTGCGTTTAAATAGTATCCCTGCTCAATGCAGTCATACGTCACACACGAGTAAAATCCTCCATGGAATGTCTTTATGTCAGGACTGCCATAGCTATCTTCGTAGCTGTAGCCACCTCTGTTTTTGTAACTAAGACCTCGAATAAATCTAACCCCGGAGCAATTAAAGGCTGTCATCCCGAAGTCGTTGTTATGGTGAGCTATGCAGTCCTCGACAACTCCGTAACCAAAAGTCGTCCAATCCCCATTGACCCATGTAGGCATATCCGTTGTAGCCGAAAAGCCGTTATCCTCACGGGCAAAAGAGAACTCACACCGTTTTATATAGTGATTAGGGCACTCCCGGACACTAAAAGAATCTATGGGGCCGTGAGTACCGTGCCAGTCGCGAGCAACCAAGTTCTTTACGCGATTGAAACGTATTGCACAGTGATTGTCTGAACCGTCCGCATGCGCATAATCAAATGTCATCGCTGGCGCATTACCGTCTACATAAGATTTGTTTGAAAGCACGGTGACGTTGGTTAGATACTGCGCTGGCACGCTGTTATCATCAAAGGCAAACAGGAATGTATTTTGGCGGAGGTTGGATGTCAGCTTGACATTGCCATAAGCAAGTAACGTGAAGTCGGAGAGATTAAAGGTGACTTGAGAAGAGCACTCCCAGTAGGCGGGAGTTTGAGGGATAAGTAGAGTTCTTGATTTAGTTAGGCCGCTCTTTATGGCAAATAAAGCACGAAGAATGGCTGGGTGTATATCTTCCCCGTCCGAAGGCTTTTTGTAATCAAGTATGCTTACCGCGCCCTCAAGCAATTTGTCGCGAACAAACCTGGCTACCGAATCCCCTGGCTGAGCAAAGGCCACCACTTCGTTCAAAGGGTCAGCCAAAGCCAGGGCTAACTCAGTTCCTGAGCCAGAAGCTGGAAGTGCCGCAATAGGATTACCACTTGAATCGAATCCCAGTATCTTGCCCGCCCGCCCTGATGCTCCAGGGAGCTCCTTAAGAACTTCTCCCTGTGGAGCTCTCACGGTTTTAGTTAAAGATGTGTCGACGTAGTTCTTTGTGGCTCCATCATGAAGAGCCTGTGGCTCTGCAAGATTTGTCAGGCGGCGCCCAAGTGCATTCCAGTTGAATTCATAGTCTGGAAGTATGGCGGATCCTGCAATGTAAGTTGCTTCTTCCGCTATGTGCAGTAATTGCAGTTGAGATAACTCAAGGTCGTTCGCTTTGAGGACCGATGCGTCCTTCCAGGAAACAAGTCGCGAAGAAGCATTTGTGTTCCGCTTAAGAGTTACGCGCGCGGCCGCTGGAATGTCTCCCGTAAGGAAGCGTATGCGGGTCTTGTCAAGGAAGTCATAATCAACTCCGTGAGTTCGTACAATGCCCGCGACTATGACCACAATGAATTGCTGAGAGAGATAGTCAAAGGGGATATCGAAAAGTGCCGATGCTTCACTCTTTTGATAAGTGATAGGCGCGTATGCAGCCATGGTTATCCTTGAGGAATCAATGAGGCCTCATGAAGAAGCCCCGGAGGGATGTTTAAGGTTCCTCTACGCCATGAGCGATAAGCCACGAGAGTGCGGTTTGAGTCGCTGGATCGTTTGGGAGGAGCCCTTTTAGATTGAGCAAGATGAGTTTCTTTTGACGCTCTACCTGTTCAGGGTCGAGATCAGGGCGTAGCAAGTTACCCGCAGCTACTCCCGACTGAATCATCTGAGTGCCGTACTTCACCGCAGGGAAGTTCCCGAAGGTATCCCCAATGTTCAGACCCTTCCAGGCCTTCGCTGGTGTTTCCCCAGAGAACTGTTCAGTGTCCCGAGTGGTTCTCGCAAGACCTGCATAAGGAAGCCCAAGAGGGGTCCCTAAGGTGTCGTAAGCCATGGAGGGTGCTGCAAGGTATGAGGAGCGCTTCAGGGCAGCCACGGCCAATGTGGTCGGGTCCCACTTATCCAGATCCGAGTCATAACCCAGCGCGTTCTTGTAGAACTCTCGGCGTTTGTCCTCATCACGAATTGTCTGAGCACGAACAACGGCAAAACCGGTGGTGCCCATCGCAGAAAGCCCCAAGGAGAGGCTCATCTGGAGTGCCTCATCGATGTCCCCATTGCGAATCCGGTTGGCTCCCTTCAGGAACTTCTTCTCCAGGGACCTCATTGAAAAAGTCTGGAACTGGGTCAGGAAGCGGATGAAGGGGTTCTTGGAATCAGCCCATATAAAGGTGTCACCGAGGGAAGGCCGCTGGATCACATCGGTTGCTGCCATATCGCCCATTCGGCGGATCTCAGCGACTACCTGACGTGCTTCCAGAGCATCCTTGCCGGATCCCTTGAGGAACCTCGAAGCGTTCAGCGAGAACTGACCTTTGGAGCCCACCTTGGAGCTCTTCTTGACGTGCGCAAGGACCTTCGAGAACAAGGCCGGATCCACGTTCATGTGCTTAAGCTTGGCCTGGGAGAAGACCTTCGAGGAGCTCCCGTGGGCATACCGGACGAGGGTAGCGAGGAACTCTTCCTGGGCTGCCTTGACGATCCGGTTGGTGGTTGCTCCCAAGAGTTTCGCTGAGGGTGCCACCTGGGCCAGTCGGGAGGTCCCTGCGAAAACAGCCGCAATTGGCGCCGGAGCACTTTCCTTGGCTACCGTATAAGCCGTATGCAGGTGAGAGGGATAAACCACATCATGGAGCTCCTCACCCCAAAGACGGTTTTGTAGGAGCATCAGGTCATCAGCCGTGGACTTTCCTTTAGCTACCCGCTGGAACATCTCACCGACTCCAGGGAGGGCCTTGAAGAAGAACCCCATGCCGTAGTTGGCAAGTCCTGAGGAAATCTCGGTGTAGTTCATTGGGCCCATGTAGGCCGACTTCGCCACGAAAGAGAGGTTAGTCAGTGACCCGGCCAGCATGTCAGCAGCACCTCTACCATCCTGATTGAGGCTCATGCCGTACATCTTCTTCGCTGCAATCTTCATGGCATTGAGGTCGCCCTGGAGTTGCCGCTTAAGCTTGGGATTATCGTCCCGAGTAGCCTTGGCGATCTGCTGTTCAATCCTTGAGAGCCTCTCGGAGAATCCCGCGAACCCCTTATCACCAAGCCCCACGGACATTGCCAGATCCCCGGCAGTGCGCTTGTGATAGCTGTGCATGATTGCCCGCACATCACCACTTCGGAGGTCTTTGTTGATACTGAATTGAGAGCCATCCGCCAGGGTGATCTTAGCGTCCGTGCTAAAGATCCCACGGGAACGCATGAAGTCAGGCAACTCAGCCGGATCCATGGTCTTGTACAGGTGGGCCTTAATGCGGCTCATGTCCTGGTCCACGTAACCGAGAGCCTGGTTCTTCGCCTTCTGGAATGCCCATCGACGGAAGTCTGAGGTCAGCTTGCCGGTCTCATCGAGAGCCTTTCGGGCCATCTCTTGAGCCTTTGCCGCGCCCTCAGGAGTCTCCGCATTCTTCAGGGCCTTCTCTGCCAGCTTGGCGAACTCTTCCTCATACGCCTGGATTGCCTTGGCGCGAACCTGTGGGTTCCCCAGGGAGGCATAGAGGGCCCTCCCGGAGATCTCCAGCAGACGATCGTCACCACCAGCCTTAGCAGAAGCTCGGGCAATCTTGGCGGTATCCATGATCACGGGTGAGTAGTTAGCGACACCTGCCCAGTCCTTGGGATTGTCGATGATGTCAGCCCCAGTTCCGTAGCGTCTTGCTGGGGTCAGCACGTCACCAATCCGGCGATCATAGAAGTTACCCATCAATTCAGCAGCTTCGGAGACCCCTCTAGGGAGCCCCTGACGGTTGCCGCTTTCACGAGCCATCGTCACGAGATAGCCGAACTCTTCCTCAAGCTCTGCCTTGGAGAGTCCCGAGGAGCGCTTCGAGGTGATGTAGTCGTTGGCATGGCGAGCATAAGTGGAGTCGACATCGAACCATTCGTTGTCCAGGTTCCGTTTGACCTCTTCACCAGTCATCCGACCGAGGCCAGTGGTTCCGTCCTTATAGCCCTTGTCGTTACGGAAGAGGCCCATAGCGGCTGTGCGGATGTCCTCGTTTTGACTGGAACGCATCCGTTCGCCAATCGTTGAGAACCTTGCCACAGGGTTGAAGGTGTCTTCCTTGAGAACCTTCGAGGTGAGTGGCCCAGGTTGATAGCGTTGCTCGGGAATGATCCCAGCGTCCTCCAGGGTCTTGGAGGTTTCCGCATCCTCGACATACCGGAAGCTATCCATGCTGTCCGTCTTGCCGAGAGCTTTCTTGATCCCTACTGCGACACCATGAAGCGCCGCTCCACCAACTGCTCCAGCGAGGATTGCTGACTTGTAATCTGCATCGACGCCTGTGGAGGTTTCTCGAAGTGACTCGGTGAGGGCGCCATAGGCTGCACCTTCAGTTGCAGCTCCCACAGAGCCCGCCAGGATTCGAGCTGTGCCGGGATTGAAGAGGCGACCAACTTGAGCTCCTCCTGGAATAAATAGAGCTGAGTAGGTGATAGGGTCGCCAACCATTTCCCCCAGGCCTCCAGCGAGGCTCGTAAGGACTCCCTGACGGCCATCGGCTGCTGCACTGGCGCGGTTTTCTTTAGCAATGTCGATGAGTCCATCAAGGTCCTCTCCTGAATAAGCATGGTTGAATACGAAGGAGGCCCCGGCTTCACCGATCCCCGATGCTGTGACCTTCTGGAGATCGTCCTCATTGGGAACCCAGTCGATGTCCCGCTCAGTGACCGGAATGGTTACCCGGCCAGAGCGAATGTCTGAGCCAATGGAGGAGCGCTGGAGACCCTCAGTGAAGGCGTCCCACTTGGATCTCTCGGAGTCCGTTCCGAGTTCTTCAGGGGTAGCTGAAGCGATCCGGTCGATGGCACTTTCGGTGGGAGCCTGAGTGGTCCCGAAGTTGATACGGCTAGGCGCTCGTGTGCCATCTGCTGCCCAGCCTGATTGCTTTCCCTCAAGGATCTTCTGGAGATACCCACGGGTTTCCTCTGGGAGGTCCACGTTTTCGATGATCCCACCGGCCTTGTCGATCTTCCGTTGGAGAGCTGTGGGGCCCATGTTGTAGGCCGCAAGGGCGAGCTCATCGGAGCCCCCGAAGCGTTTCTTCAGGTCAGCCATGTAGCGCGCTTGTGCAGGAATCGACTTCTCTGGGTTATGGAAGTCCTCATCGGTCTCCAACCCGTAGGCCTTGCCGGTCCCTGGGATGAACTGCGAGAGACCCTTTGCCTGACCGTACTTGGTCATTGGGCCCACAGCCAGAGGATTCCAACTGGATTCCGCGAAGCCTTGACGCTCAAGGAGGTCAGGACTCACGCCATGTGCTTCCCCAGCGGCTGCATAGAGAGCTCGGTAGGGGGATTCGTTAGGGGTAGCCATCCTGGCCTCCTGTGATTAGTCGTTTTTACTCCCGAGTCGTTCAGGAGTCATGTTGTTGATCCCACTCTCGATAGCCTGGGAGGCTGCCTTGCGGGTGGTCTTCTTGGTGGTCGCATCCTTGAGCGCCGACTTCGTTCCTTCGGCGTTCTTCGCCAGAGCCTCTTGCTGACGCTTCTCAGTGAGGGCCTTTGCGCCTTGTTGAAGAGAGTCCGAACGGATCTCCAGGGAGATTCTTCCGGGGGCCCTGAAGCCCACAGTTCCGGCTGCTTGGTTGTAATCCGGGATGACATCCTCCTCACGGACCCCCTGAGAATGGGCGTAGCCAGTGAGAGCCTCCGCGAGGAGATCCATACCGACATTCACTTGGTCTGAGGATTGAATGGAGGAGAAGAAGGAAGCCGGGATGGGGAAACCGTTGAGCCCTACGTGGGACTGAGCGAAGGCGCTATCAGCTTTCTTGTAGGCTTCCTCTTCGGGGATCCCAAGGGAGAGCAGGCCGTTGACCATCGTCTTCATATAGGTCTGGGCGTATTCGCTACCAGCCAAGTTCTTGAGACCGTCAACCTTGCCAACCTTCTTGGGAGCAATGACCTCATCCATGAGAGTCCGCTGGATCTTGGTAGTCTGAGCGGCTTTCTCCTTGTCGGTCATCTTGTGCCAGCGAGCTTGGCTGATCACCATGTCCTTGTAGCCCAGGCCCATCCCCGAGAGGACATCCAGGGTGTCCAGCTTGGCGAGAGCTTCAGTGTCCCCGCCGATCACCTTACGGAATGCCAGAGGGTCAGCCTGCTTCAGGAGATTCACCGAGGCCAGGGCTTCTGGTTCCTTGATGTCTTCTGGACGCATGAGCCCTTGGGAAACCCGAGAGGCATCCACGGCCATACTCGCGGAGGTGTCCTTCCAGTAGTCTTGGATGGTGTTCGCGATGTATCCCTGGGGCATGTAGTCAGCGATCTTCAGGAGCTTCGCTGGTTGGGACTGGTAGCGCTCCAGGAGACCTCGCTCCATGAGCAAAGCGTCATCCTTGGTGTACTTACCCAGTTCAGGATCCTTCGGCATGGTGTCGTAACGCTGAGCGTCACGCTGACCCGCAAGGAATCTACCGGCTTCCTGCGTGAGGACCGCCACACGAGCCGTCTGAAGGGAAGCCTTGGCGTTCTCCGTTTGGAGCTTTGTTGCCTCGGTTGCCAGAGAGTGTTTCTTCGAGGTGATCTCTTGCTGGAGCTGTTGAGTTCGTTTGGAAGCAACCCCACCACTCCGTTGGAGTTCCTCGTTGTACATCTGGTAGAGCCCAGTGAGGCCGTTAGGGTCGTCCTGATGGTCTTGAACCTTTACCTGCCAGTCCAAGTCCGCTGAGGCATCCATCTTGACCTGAGCATTCAGGGCTTTCTGACGGAAACCTTCGAGCTCATCGGGATCATAGAACTCCCGGACTTTCTGAGTGGTGCCAGGGACCGGGGCATCCAGAAGCTTGTCTATGACTGCTAAGCCACCAGCTTGAGAGGACACCTGACCGAGGGTCTGCCCGATGTCCTTGAGAGCATCCGGGAGATTCCGGTACACGCCCGTCTCATAGCCAGTCTGCCAGGATTCCATGGAGACCTGAGCGGCCTCTTCCGGGTTCCTCTTGACGGCCTCCGAGAGGAGGGCATTGCGAGTGGACGTGTGGAGAATACTGGCCTGGGCACGATTACGCTGATCAGTGACTTGCGTCTGGAGCCCCATGAGGGCTACCTGAGCGTCATCTGCGTTACGGAACATACCGTTGGTTAGCGCCTCGTCCTCTTCCGAGAATCCAAGCTCCTTGGTGATGTCCGTCCGCATGGACTTCATCCGCTTGTAGTAGTCCTCAATAGCAGCATCAGAGCCGCTACGGATCACCTTGCCGGATGCATCGAGTTCATCCTTGTAGGTTCCCCCACGGATGTTCTCAGCGACTTGGCTTTGGACTGCTGCTGAAGCGTGGAATCCGTGGAGATACCTCAAGCGCGCCATTGCGATGGGGTCATCCTGGAACGGGAGGTTCCCTTCTTGAGCGGCCTTACGGAACTCTTCAGGAGAAACCGACTTCATCCAGGTTTCGGCCTTGGCTTCCGCTTCGAGACCCTTTTGACGCTTCTGGGTGTGCTCATAGCGGTAGCCAGCATTTACTGCGGCACCTACCAAGCCATCGAAGGCAGCATTCATACCACCATCGGAGGTGGTTGCCGCTTGCACATTCAGGCGTGAACCAGTGATTGGAGTAAGGTTTTTCTCCTGAGGAGCAAACTGTCTCCAGGTGTTATACGCGGTGTTGAGAGCTGAGCCGGTCATTAAGATTTCCCTGCTACGTTCCCTGCTTGGCCTGTGTTGGCGCCAGTCTGACCACCCTTGGAGCCGCCCATAGAACTCATCGAACCAGCGGCTTGCTGGCCCAAAGAGAGGAGCTGAGTCCACTTGGATGGCTGGGAGTTCACTACTGAGCGGCGTAGCTCGTTGAGATTAGTTTGAGTGCTGATCTGGTTGGTTTGCTTGATTAGCAGGGACTGAGCCACAGTTCGGCTGTGGTTCTCTTTCACGCTGTCTTCTGCCCTCAAGTCGGAACCCTTGGCTATCCGCATAACACGCTCCATAGAGTTCCCCTCCAAGCCTGTCTCCGAAGTTGCCGCACGGAGGGCGGCGATATTCATAATGGAGTTGGTTTGCATGTTCGAGAGATCAGCGGAGGCTTGTTCGGAGGCTGCTTGGACCTCCAAGTCGGTGGTCTGTGTGGCGTAGTTGTAGTTTTGAACCATTGCGGAAACTTGGGCCTTATAGTCCTCTTCGATCCGCTTACGGTTTTCCTTATCAACCTTGCTACCAACAAAGAGACCAATGACAGCGCCGACAGCAGCACCCCACGGACCCCCTACAGCACCACCAGTTTGGGCACCAGCCATTGCGCCGCTTAATGCGCCTGACATAGAGCTACCTCTGGTTGAATGTAAAAAGGGCCCCACAGGAAATATCCTGTAGAGCCCGAGTGGTTAAACGCCTTGGTTCCTTCTGCTGTATAGGGCTTCCCAGCCCGCGCCTGTTAGGGCCAGCGGTGATACTTCATCTGAAGAGACCGTGATCTCCACCTTTTCCGGTTGTGACTGGATTGGGTAGGTTTTCTTGCCGGTTTCCAGGGGAAGCACCCCAAGGCGATTCTTATTGCTGCCCAGGATCCTTGCGGTCTGGACATACGTGAAGGGCTTTCTGTTGCCCACTTGCACGGTGATCGTGAAGGGGCCTGCATCCTTGTAGTTGAGCCATCCATAGCGAAGCTGGAGCCGCCCCACATCTTCTGAGGAAAGCCCCTGCTGGTCCGTCTTTTTGAGGAGGAATTGCGAGAACTGGTATCGGAAGTTGAAGGCTTTACCGACGATCAGAGTCTCCCCTCGTACATCTGAAGGGATCTCAACGATTCCCCCTGGGACACCCTCAAAGGTCCACACCCGGCCATCCTTGGCTGCAATGTGGTACTTGTGAGTAGGGTCAGGGGCGCCTCCATAGAGACTCGCAAGGTTGATCGTAGTGATCCCCGTGTAGTCGTTGTAGGAGGCATCTGCTGGAACCACGTATCGGACCTTACGATCCATGTAAAGCCGATAGGGTTCTTCCTGGTAATCCAGGGTGTTTTGGGTAAACGAGAGCTTCTCAAGGTAGGTCCCAGAGGGGTTCGAGAGGATCAGATAGAGGTCTGAGCCAATGAACTCAGCAGCCAGTACCCGATCCCCTTTGAAGACCCAATGGGACCACGATTGCTGAACAAGCTGATCCTGTTGGAAGAGGAACTTGTAGACGAAGAGGGTATCTTCCTGACCACTCGTGGGGATCACAAGGAGCTTCTCAGCGGACGAGGAGGAGAGCTTGAAGATCCCATTGGGAATCAGGCTAGGGACGTGTGCCGTAATGTCATCAGCGTCCTTTACATCCGACACATCCTGAACCGCATAGAAGCGATTCATGCTGGAGTACAAAGCTCTCTCACTGGCAAAGAATACTGACCGCCCCACACCCACTGGACGCACCGATGCAATGCAGTTGTACTCAGTTGCTGGGTCAATCTTCGCGGTCTTCACCGAGAGCACACCTTCAGCTCTCAAGGTAAATTGGACCTCGCTGGAGAACAGGAGGAGCTCTTCCTTGAAAGGCACGGCGTTGTACAGGATGGACACGGTGGTGTGCCCACTTGCGGCGGTGTCGATGGGGTCAGTGTCCGCTAGGACTACCACAGAGGCAGGGAAGAACTTGAAGAACTCCCCGCTCACCGACATAACCACGTTCTCTCCCGAGGTGAACCCGATGCGGTTCCTGAAAAAGAACACATCGTTGATCACTGAGTTAACGAAGGATGGGAACGGGTTGGAGTCTTCATCGCCTGCTAAACGTACACCCCAGTCGTTAGCCCTAAAGGTGAACGTCCCATTGGCTTCCCGCACAAGAACATGCGGCATGGTGCTCGGGAGGAACCCCTTTAGGGAACCCGGCTGGGCACACTCTTTCCAGAGGCGCTCCGTTTCGCTGTACTGAAGGTAGTAATCATCGGCGTCATTGTCAGGGTCCCCAGCCACCTTCACCACGTATCCGTCCAGGCATTGCGGAGGGAGTTGGTTGAAGCGCTGAGCGTTCTGCATGAATCCGATCACCGACTGGCCGTTGAAACCGTCCTCAATAGCGATCTTGGTTATGGTGTAGCCAGGTTTTGGATTGAGGTACAGCCCACCGTTCTCCGTAGCAGTCGGCACCAGATATGTAGGGCTTCGTGTGGGAGGAACTGTGGCTGGAACTACAGGAGCTCCGTTCAGAGCTTGATCCAGGAACTGGTCCCGTATGTAGTTCGCCGCAACCTTTGGGGAATCCTTTGCGTCCGTGCCATCAGGAGTCGTGAAGGTCAGAAGCTGGGAAGACCCATCAGTGAAAGTGATGGTGATCTTGTAGGTCTTGCCGTACTGACCCGTCTTGACCCACAGGAACGCCTCATTGGGACGTGTGGGCCAACGATCAGTAGCAGCCTGAACAACCACATTCCGATTCACCACGAAGGTGTAGTCGGCCACTGTAACCAGTCGGAGATCCTTACGGGGATTCGTAGTGCTCAGGTAGGAGAGCCCTTCAGGGGCATTCACGGTGCATTCATTCCCAGCAAGATCCCAAACACGGATCAACTGGTTATCGGTCATCGCCATGTACCGTTCCACTGCGTCGCGATGGATCAAGTGGAAGGCTGGCTTACCAGTGATGCTCTGCATGAGCCTCTTGAGGTGAACCGTAGGGGGCCTCTTCTGGAGACCCTCGACCTCACTACTAAAGCCGTTCTCCTGGAGCTCCCCTTGGTCAGGGAAGCGGAGATTGTTCGGTTGCTGCGAGATGCCCCCTTTGAGGGACTTAATGGATTGCGAGATGAGTGGCATGAAGCCTCCTTAGCGAGACATCACGTCAGTCAGATACGGGTCGCTATCCACTTGGTTGTAAGCACCAAAGTCCAGCTCGTATTCCTGGAGAGCCTGATAGGCTTCCTGAAGCTCTTCACGAGCCTCGCGGTCCAACTCAGCAGCACCTACGGATCTTGCTTGGAATATCTTCGTGGCTTTCGTGGTGACGTACTTTCGGACCACCTCAGGGAGATCAACGAAGTCAATCAGCCGAACGATGTCCACAGACACTGAAGCGGTGAACAAGTTGGTTTGGTTGGAGAGGTCGTAGAGGTAGCCTTCACGACGAACCACGGAGGCCCCTTCGAGCCTCAGCCAATCATCCCGATAGGTGATCTTTTTGGTCGTGGAGTCTGGACTGAGAGATGCGGTTTCGATGTTCCATGACCAGCCTTTAGACTGAACTTCACGGGACACGCCCTGGAGGATTCGCTGAGCGTTCAGAGAATCAATGTCCGCTTCGTCCTCCAGGGAGTTGATAGGCGCCTGACCAATGATCCCGATGATCTCGTTGATAGCATCGAGCTCGGTGGCTGGGGTAATAACCATTTGTGGAATCCTTTAGAGAACAGGCAAAGCGCTGAGAGGAAGGGAATCCACGGGTTGCTGTGACCACTAGACGGGCCAGCAACTCTCGGGGACTTTCTCGTGAATGCGCAGGTGGGAGCCCAAAGGGAAGGATCCGAAAAGGACTCCCAGATGGTTACTTGAGGGTGATCAAGAAGAGCCCCGAAGGGCTCCTCAAGAGGGTGTTGCTTAGGTGCCTGGGTTCGCCAGGGCGGTTTCCAGAGCCGATTGCTGAGCAGCGATCAGGTCAGGGGAAGCCGGATCAGTGGTCAGGATCAGTGCGCTTTCTGGGCGCAGGCCACCGTGACCCATGGCGTACTTGGCGACCATCATGTCAGCTTGGTATTCGATGCGACGTGCAGTCTCCATCGCTAGGTCTTTCAGCTTCACAGTACCTACGGCACCACGATGCATCGCCAGGCCCACAGCGTTGGCTACTGGAGCGTGCAACTCCTCAGCACCACCATTGGCGAAGTGAGGAACCTCAACGATCTCGAAGCCTGCCCAGCGCAGGACGGCACCTTCCTTGATGTCGCCAGTACCTGGGACGATGTAATTACCGGCATATGGACCGAAGGCACACAGGATGGCCGAATAGATATCCGGCTCAACGTACACGGTACGATCGGCTTTCGGAGTGCGCAGCTTGGAGAAGCGGCCACGGGCATAGATCAGAGCGGACAGGACGATGCGGCCATACTCGGCGGTAATCACCGGAGTGCCTACGCCGATGCTGCCACCTTGGCCCGACTGGCCGGTGATGTTTTCGGAAGCCAGAGCAACTTGCATACCTTCAGCCAGTACGGCGCCGTCAGCGGCCATTGCCAGCTCTTCGCCCAAGGTGGCGGCGTAAGGTTGGCGAACATCGTAGTGGTTCATGGCCTCGTCGAGGTCAGTAATCAGGCAGTCCGAGGTTAGCAGGCCATCAATGGTGATGGTCTTCTCGGCATGTTTGATCACGCTACGCTGGTCATCCAGATTGTTGCCCGGAGCCAGATACTTTGCAGTACCACGGCCAATCACTGGGAAGGAGGCCGACTTGCCGCTGGTGATGGTGCGGACCAGATGGCGATTCATCACAACGGTGTTCTGAGCGAAGGCAGTCAAGACCTCGCCCGAGAAGACCTTCATGAAGATTGCTTTGCGATCACCAGCGCCATTGATCTGACCGGGTGCGGCAATAGTGGTAGAAGCCATAGTGTTTCAATCCTTGAGACGAGCTTAGAGAAAGGGCTCACCAGAAACCCGGCACGATTACCGGGAGTGGCCCTTGGGGAATTTCTTGAGGAGGGTCTTACGGGTGTATCAGAGGCCCGACACTGCTACCCGTTGGATAACTTCGTCGGTGTACTTCGAGTCACGACCGTAGCGCTTATCGCTCATCGCCTTGACCATCTCGGAGTTGTCCTTGAAGCCTTGCGCTTTAGGAGTTCCAGTGGAGGCGCCAGTAATAGGCTTACCTTTGGTGCCGTGCTTGGCGGAATACTTGGCCTGGATACCTTTCAGCATCAGACCGATAACGCCTAGGTCATCGCTCTCAATGGCTCGATTGAACGAGGCCACCTCTTGAGCACTGAGGTTGGTCGCGGCGAACTCTTGCAGGGTGTTGAACTCTTCCGAGCCTCCAACCAACGAGTGAACTGCTGAGGCGAAACGCTGCTCAATGGCCTGCCGACCTGCAATGATCGAATCGACCACTACTTTCGGATAACCATTCTCTGCCAGCTTTGCCAGGGTCTCAGCGCTCAGCTCACCAGCGGTATTGAACTCTTCAGCCAGAGCGGTGAAGTCCAAACCTTTCGAGGCGAGGTCCTTGGAGAGCTCCTCTTCGGAATTCTTCAGGGCCTC